TCATTTGCAGGAAAAGACAAAAATATAGCTCAATACGATACTGATACAAACACATGGACTTTTACAGCACCATTTAATTATCTTGCTATAACATGTGCAAACACCGAAAGTGTATATAACACTATTGGCGGTTATACCTATGATGACGATGGTAGTGGTGCATGGATATATACACCATATCCAGTAACAAGAGGTGTGCTTCAAGTTAATTATCCTTACTCAACACAAAATGCTTCAATAAATACAATTCATACAAAAGTAAATCCAACATTTACAACATCAGGAATATCAGCACAAGCTTATTTAAAAGCAACAAGAAATAGTGCATATAATATGTATGGAAATAATGTACTTGCATTTACTACAATTGATTCAGGAGTTAGTTATACTGGTGAATTGCATGGAATGCGCTCTATAACATTAAGAAATTATATACAAAATGGCGACGAAGGATCAATTTCTGCAGCACATGGTTCTAGTATATTATACGGCCATCAAAATCAAGATTCTGTTTCTCCAACAACTACAAATGCATACGGATTATCTCTTAAACCTTATCGTCAAACTGGCACTATTACTAACATGTACGATTTATATTGTTCATCTGATGCTACCGGAGGTACAGTAACAAATAGATGGGGATTGTACTTCGTACAATTTTCAGGGAAAACACATTATCTTGGAAATACTCTTAGAAATGATGAATGGATTGAATTAAAAGAACAAGCAGGCACACCTACTAATGTTGCAAATTACGGACAATTCTACGTTAAAAGCTCTGATAGCGATCCATATTTCCAAAATGATAGTGGATCAGAATATAATTTATTAACAGCATATGCAGGAACGGGAGCAGCATTTCCTGGTTCTCCTATTGATGGTCAATTATTCTGGAATACTACACATGAAGCATTATTTATGTATGATGGAACTGCTACTGCTTGGATTGATGCTTCAAGTGCTGGTAGATCTTTGGCTACTGTTGCTTCTTCTTTCCCATCATCTCCTGTTAATGGTGAACTTTGTTGGAATACGACACTTGAATCATTATATATTTATCTTGATGATTCAAGTGCTTGGGTAGATGTTGGTGGCGGCGGCAATGCAGCAGATCCATTAATTGGCTCTCTGATTTACTAATTTATTAAATTTTTAAAGAGGCAAGGAGTATAATAAAATGGCTGATGAAATGAAAAGCAAAATCGTAGCTATTGGAAATACTGCAACAACTCTATTAACGGCTGTATCGGGAGGCACAACAGTCATAAGTATGCTACATATCGGAAATGTGGATGGAACTAATTCTGCTACCGTGGATATAATAATTAATAAAGATGGCGGAGGAGATACAACCGTTCTTAAAAATTTAAATGTTGCTGCCGGAGAGTCACAAGTTCTATATAGTTATGCTGCTGGAAGATTAATTTTAGAAGATATAAATACGGCAGATGTACTAAAAGCAACAGCATCAGCAGCAGGTGATTTAGTCGCAACTATTAGTTATGTTGAAAGAACTTAATTTTAAAAGTTTAGTGATTTAAGGAGAAGAAAAAATGGTTACACCTGATGAATTCGTAGCACAAACAATTCGCTCACTTGCTGAAACTCTTAGATCTTTAGATTATAAAATTCAAGCTGCAAAACTTTCCTGGGATGCTGGCATGGATACAGAAATTGCAAACGATAGCACTCTGTATGATGAAAGAACTGGAATTGCTGGTTTAGCTGGTAGTGATGTTCATGCTGTTTTTGCTATTTACGAAAATATTAAAGGTGTTATGGACGCTACCGGAGCAAGAGCAAAAGTTGAAAAACCCTGTGTTCGTCCACTTAATGCTGAATAATTAAAACAAAAGAAAGATACCAAATAAATGGCTACAAGAACCTGGGGTGGCGGAACAGGCCCTGTAGACGGAAATTGGAATACTGCAGTTTGTTGGACAGGAGATACTGTTCCTGGATCTGGTGACGATGTAGTATTTGATGGAACAGACACAACCGACTGTGATTTTAACATTAATATTAATATTGCTAGTCTAACTGCTACTTCGGCATATACGGGTACATTAGATGCTGATCCAACCTTAAGTAGTTCTTCTTCGTCTCAAAATTCTAATCATGCTATATCTGGCAATGTTACATTAGATTGCTCCCAGGTTGATATGGGAAATAGTACTTGGACTGTTGGAGGAAGTTGGGACCACACCGATACAACCAATTTTAATGCAAACTCCAGCACTTTAATTTTAACCGGAACATCTAAAGGTTTAAATGGTCATCCGAGCAAACTTCTCTATAATATCACTATTCAATCGGGTGCTTCTTATACTGTTTCATCTACAAATACTTACGCAACAGGTACAATAATAATAGAAGGAACTATTACTATTGGATCTGGATTACACTTTGGATTAAATGGTAGTGGTGATTTACAAGTAACATCATCTGGAGAAATCAATGGTTCTGGAGCACCTGCTATTATTAGTGCTGGCATTTCGAAAATGGACGGCAAAATAAATACAACTGAAAAATTAGAAATTTGGGGTAATCTTTCTATTCTTGCTCCTGCTATCTATGAATGCGGGTTTCAATTTATTAATACAGGAACAGGACCATGGTCATTAAATCCTTCTCCGGGAACATTTAGATGTATGGGATTAGATTTTAGTTATTCTAATTCAGGAACAATGACGGTCGATTTAAGTCAGAATGAATTATTTATATATGGTAATATTTCTACAACAAATTCTGGAGGTGGAACTTTAAATTTAATTGGTGGATCTGGAAGTACAAGTAATGATTATTCTGTTTCATTTAATGGAAGTAGCAAATATTGTACTGGCGGGAATATACTTGATAAAAGCAAAACTGATGAATTTACAATAAGCACCTGGATTAAAACAACAACTTCTAGCTCTTTAATGGATATTATTTCAAAAGTTAATTCATTAGTTGGATATGAATTTAAAACTAATTCAGATAACACACTTGGATTCTTAATGGGATATTTTGGGATTGGTTTTCTTGAAGTTAAAACATCTAATACTTATATTGTTAAGCCTTCTTCAAGTTCTTCTTCAAGTTCTTCTGTTGAATGGATTAATGACGGTAATTGGCATCATGTTTGTGTTTCAAAATCAACCTCAACAAGCGCATCAGGAGTAAAAATCTATATAGATGGATATAATCAACCATTAGACATTAGTGCGAATACATTAAATGATTCTGATAGTTCAAATGCTGGCGATTTTATACTTGGAAAATACGAAACTGGCTCTAGATATTTTAATGGATATATTGATGAAGCAAGTGTATGGAATAAAGAATTATCTACAAGTGAAATAGAAGAAATTTATAACAATGGTTCAACCACAGATCTTAGAACGCATAGTGCATTTAGTTCTTTAGAAGCATGGTGGCCTTCTGGAGATTACGATCTTTATGACCAACTTATCGACAGAACATTTAATAATTATAATTTGAGCATGATCAATATGTCATCAAGCGATATTGTTTCGGACACAACAGGTGGTTCAACATATAATGTAACGCCCAAAATAATTCATAAAGGAAGTGCTGATGTAAGCGCTGCAAGTTCTAGCACATTATCTCTAACACAATCTAATTTTATTGATTGTTATGTTTCGTCTCAAGTTGGTACAGGATTGGGCACATGGGAAGCACCTTGGACATTAACAGAAGCATTAGATCAAGCACAAGAAGCTGATAGAGTAAACGTACTGAAAGATGGAACATACACAATTTCAAGTCTTACATCAAATACAAATAATGGTTCTCAATCTACTCCCATTATCTTAAGAGGAAGAACGTCTGGTAATGAAAGCGCGTTTGGGCAGAGGACAAAAGCTGGACCTCTAGATACTTCGAACATGCCTGTCATCAACTTTACAACTGTAGGAGGAGGAGCGGCGTTAGCAATATCCTATAATTGGATTGTTGAATCCATCAAGTTTACAAGTAGTACACACGCCAGTGCTTTGATTTCTGCCAATACTACGATTGTCAAAAACTGTTATTTCGAGAACAGTGTTACTGATGGGTATGGTGTTTTGGTTATAAGAGCGGCTTCTGTTATAGACTGCGATGCTGTATGCGGCGGAAAAGTGTGTTTTTCTTTCGCAACTTATGGTGGTTATATGATCGGAAGTAGAGGTAAATGTACTCAGTCTTCTTCCACAGGCGCTCCTTTCTTCGCTAACGGTAGGGGAATTATATACGGATGCGTCAGTTATGATTCCTCATCCAATGCCATGTACCAGCGTGATCCCAGGAACTACATCTTCGTGGTTAACTGTACTATGGTTAACCCGGTTTATGATGGATTCTTGTTAGGCTCTCCAGGACCTCAAAACCCACATCTAAGTGTCGGCAACATGATTACTGGTTGTCAAAGAGCACATGACAATCTATACTCTGCTTCAGGTAGTAACCCTATGCTCACCGGGTGGAACAGAGTCAGAGACAATACTTCTACTGACAATGGACTCGCTGATTGGAGTCAAGAATATGAGTATGTAGAAGAAGACCTGGACGGAGATTCTCAAGATTACATGGACGTACCATCGCAAGACTATCGTTTAAAAAACACATCCCCGGCTGCAGGTCAAGGTGCGTTTGGTTGGAATGATATCGGCGCGTTGCAAGCAAAGAGATAAAAAACAATGGCATTAACAAATAGATATGTTTCATCTTTGGCGAGCGGAGGAAGTGGGACCGAGTTAGATCCTTGGGATATTTCAACCGCTTTCTCAAACGCTAATGCTGGCGATATCTTGAATGTTATAGCCGATGGGTACTATGATCTTTCTTCAGAGTTAACGCCAACAAACTCTGGAACAAGAGAGTCTCCGATTATCATGAGAGGGTGCAAAAACACCATCGGAGATGGGTGGGGAAACAGAACAAACGGAGGAGTTTTAGACACTTCAAACATGCCTGTATTCAGAAATACTTCAACCAATGATTTCATTTCTGGTGCTAGTAAATACTATTGGATATTTGAATCATTAAGGTTTGAATCCGGACCTGGAGGAACAAAAGGGAGACCCGCAATTGCACAGTTTTTTAATTCAGATATTGTAAACTGCTCGGTCTCTGATTCGTACATTAGCCTTTATACTCGTAGTAGAGCTGTTGATTGCGATGTTACAAATGAAACTTATGGTATATACTGTAATGGGGGTGTGTTTAACATTATCAACTGTCGTTTAACAGGTAACACAACAAACTACTACGCGATTTATGCATATGGAAACTACGCTAATATCATCGGGTGTCTGATTCATGATATCTCAACGGATGCGATACGTCTACAGCAGACAAATAAAGACGGGTACTCTGTGATCGGTTGTACAATTGCAAACTGTAGTGGTGCAGCAATCTATACACAAGGGAACTTTATTCGATATCCGGTAGCAATGACAAACAATATAATAACCGGATGTGCTTATCCGTTTTACAATAACAGCAGTTACGATCAGCCTCTTCATTCGTTTAGAAATAGAATAAGAGATTGCACATCTGGCAATACAGGTGTTGGCGATTGGTATGATGACACCAATGATATCTTAACCAATCTCGGCACAGGAGATGAGCAGGACTATATAAATGCTGCAGGAGGAGATTATAGACTTTCACCTTATTCGCCAGCAAGACAAGCAGGCTTATTTGGATGGAATGATATAGGGGCATTAAGATATAAGCCAGTAGAAGCGAGTGGTGTTGCTGGTGGTCCTGATATAAATAAAAGCAGAGTATTTGTTGTCCCAGACGAAAAAGTATTATTATTAGAGTGTCCAACAAATAGCAATTCTGTTGTTCAAATGCTCCAATTAGGAAATATTGACGGATCTAATTCTACTACCGTTGACCTATATTTAAATAAAAATGGGGCTGGAGATATATTATTTGTTAAAGGTATACAAGTAGATCCAGGACAAGCGGTTTCTGTATTTAATATGGAACAAGAAAGATTAGTACTTGAAAATTTAGGTACTGCCGATCAATTATCAATAGTAGCCGCAGACCCAAATATAGTTGCGGCTACCATTAGTTACACAGAAAGGTAAGATAAATGCCTGTATATCAACACCTAATCAGATATGACTCATATGTCTGTTCAAAACTTAAGTCCATAGCGACTTCTACAGAACCATGGAGTACTGTTGAACAAGAGTCTCCTTTTGAGATCACAGAAACAACTGTAGATCCTGTTGAAGAAGACACTCAAGTAGATGTTCGTCCTGAAGGTGATGAGATCTTGGTATGGGTTAGTCAGATTGATGATCATCTTCTTCCAATTCCGGGGCCGTAATGATTTACGAATGTCTTATTGATAAACGTCATCGTAAGTTTCTGGTAGCAAAAAGCCAGATAACAGCGCAACTGGATGAACCCTGGTCTCCTACGGAACATGAGTGGCCTTTTGAAATCGGACTGAGTGAGGATGTGGATATTGGCATCTTTGATCGCTCCGTCCGTATTCAGTGGAGTGGGGGAGTATTAGAAGTAATGGCTTCTGACATTTCAGCTTCAATAGTACGCGAACAAAATATGCGAATGCAGTTGCATATCCAAGAGATGTCACGTAGACAATACCCGATGAACATGAGGACGATCTATCAGCCATTAGATATAACAGCAAAACAAATTGGAGATACATAGTGGCAGATCTCGACACAGGCTACAACTACGATGGTTCCGGACGCACATATAGTACGATTGCAGCCGCTTTGGCAGTTGCGGTAGACTATGATAATATCCAAATCTGGTATAGCTCTACGCTGCGTTCTCCGTGGTGGTTTACTGCTACTATTGCAACTGACTTATTGGTCGGCTTGGAAGGGATGCTGCCTCGGAGGGAATGCATAGTTGCTCCGACAGGGAGCAACCATACATGGTACTTGTATTGCACATCTGCTAAATCTAGCGATGTGACCCTGCAAAACTTCACGATGCCATACCAGTATAGCACTATCGGACTCTATTATTGGAACACAAATAGTGGTAATACAGGTGCCGTGCATATGAAGCGCATCTGGTCGTATGGACTGAGAGCCTTTTATCATCGACAGTATGGATATGGGGATGTGAAGTATTGTATGGGAATCCGCTCAGGGTCTTATCCCGTCTACCAGACTTATCAAACCTTGATCCAGAGCAGGTATATCAACTGTGGGGCGATTGGCGGATACAACTGCTGGAATGCAGCCGGAGGCGGCGTCAGCCATCTCATTCACAATTGCTATGCTTTCCTTCCTGAGGCAGGGACCACCCGATTCGGAGGAACTGCGGTATCCTCCTCATCTGACTATGTATATATCGATGACACGGGTGAATCTGTTACTGGGACGAATTCAAGGAACGACATCAATCTGGAAGAAGATTGTAAGTTCGCCTGTGACGAAGCAGGAAATCTTGAATACCGTTATTCTGAAACGCAGATGGATCTTCGACCCCTGCCGGGTAGTGTTCTTATCGGCAATGGAGGGTACTTGGCTGGTGCTACAGAGACGACTGACATCGACGGACAACCTATCGCAGATCATCCTATTGGTCCGAGTGTGGGTGTACGTCTAAGTGGACAGTCAGGGGCTACTACGCGAAATCTGAATAGAATGGTAATTGGATGAGTGATAGAGATGTAGGTTGGGACGAATACGGATCCGCCAAAACGTATAGCACAGCTGCTGCGGCCATTGCAGCCGCATCGGAGTATGATAATATTCGTATGTTCTATGGCAACAATGCCAAGCGTCCTGTCTGGTTCCAGTCTACGACCTCTACAATTATGCTTAGTTGGGAAGGCATGTTGCCACGCCGTGGGGTGCTTTTGCTGGAGAACACGACTGGGCCTAATGGTCAATGTCCCATTAAGTTGGACATTACAGACGCGAAGACTTCTGATGTTACGATTAAAAACCTGTCAGTTGGCTGTTCTGGAGTCAACACATTTGATCAGGGCATCCAGTATCTAAACGCCAGTTCTTCAAATACGGGACGGATGAACGTGGAACGCTGTTCTGGTATGGGTTTGTATGCGTTTGTGCGCTACGACTCATACGGTTTTGGAGATGTCGCTTATTGCAAGGCTATTGTCTGTTCTCGTGCGTTCCAGCAAGCTGGTGCCTATACTACGAGCCAATGGACAAGATTTACCAATTGTGGAGCGGTTTTGTGTCAGTATGGATTTGTTACCTCTGCTATCGTTGCCGATGTAAGACCGTTGCTGTGGAATTGTTACGCCTCAATTTGTGCTAATAGCAATTCTGGTAATTTCCACGCTACGTCTGCAAACAATAAGATGCAAGATGGATCGCTAGAATACCACGAGGGGTTTCTACATCAGCAGGTTCGTGGTGGTAGGGATTACGGTCCTGCTTTTGACGCCGAAATAGTTTCTGCGAAAGACTGGGTTGGGGGTGGAGCAGAGTATTCAGGACTTACTCAAGATTACGATATTGATGGAAGATATATTAAAAACAAGCAACCTATTGGGCCATCCATAGGTGTAGATTTTAACGGTGCCTCTTCATCGCTAGACAACACAATAGTTGGCACCGTTGATTCGTCAATTAGCTAATAAAAAAACCACTTCCCAAAAAAAATTAATAAAAATTTTATATTGTGACATCCTATAGAAAGAAAATATAGGATGGCATAACTGGTTGATACATTAAATGTCAAAATGGGTCTTAATAATGGCACTTCCAACAAGTCCTTCAAATGGCAAAAGATACACATCGGCTAATGGAACTGTATATAAATACATAAGTTACAAAGTTCCAATGATAGATAAGTCACAATTTTTATGGCTCCGATAATTGAAGAAATTTTATAGGAGATTATACAATGAGTTTTCCAACTTCTCCATCAGACGGCCAACAATATACAGCATCTAATGGTGCAGTATTCCAATATGATTCTTCTACTGATAGTTGGACTAAAATAAGTACTGCTGTTCAAATACAAAGACCCGGAAAAAATAAAATTCAAAATGGAGATATGTCAATTGCACAAAGAGGAACTAGCTTTACTTCTGTTGCTAATGGTGATTACACACTTGATAGATATTTATATCAAAAAGTTGGAGTTATGACTCATACAATCACACAAGATTCTTCTACCCCTAGTGATGATTTTGGATATTCACTTAAATTGGATTGCACCGCTGTAGATACCAGCATTGCCACAACTGATTTTTGTGTAATTTCTCAAAGAATTGAAGGTTATAATTTTAGACCATTAGCTGGAAAAAACTGTACTCTATCTTTTTGGGTAAAGGCAGGGAAAACAGGAACAATGTGTGTTGCCTTTCAAAATAGTGGAAATAATAGAACATATGTGGTTGAAGTTCCTATTACTGCAGCTAGTACATGGCAATATAAACAAATACCTATTACATTTGATGATTTAGGTGGCACTTGGGATTATACAAATGGAATTGGAATAAAGGTACTATTTTGTTTAGTCTGTGGAACTGCTTATCATACTACAACTCCAGAAACGTGGATTACTACTAATGATTTTGCTACTTTTAATCAAACCAATTTTGTTAGCAATAACGATACTACTTGTGATGTTTGGCTTACGGGAATTCAATTAGAAGAAGGAACACAAGCAACTGATTTTGAATTTCGATCTTTCCAAGAAGAACTAAAATTATGCGAACGATATTATGAAAAATCTTATGAATATGGAGATCCACCCGGCACAACAGGATCATATCCCTACCCAGGAGCATTAGCTAGTTATAGCATTAATAATAATAACCTTGCTTTTCAAATTCAATTCAAAACAAGGAAACGAACAGCCCCTACGGCTACTGCTTATTCTCCACAAACTGGCACATCAGGGAAAGCACGTTATTCTGGTGGTTCGGATGTGGATGTGACGAACATTAATAACGGAGAGGCCAACACGCATTTCTATGGTGCTGGAGGCGCGGCAAGCACACAACACTATCTTCATTATGTTGCCGAAGCAAAACTCTAAAAGGAAAAACAAATGGCTAGATATAAGTTAATAGAAGATGAAAACAGTAATGCAACGGGTGTAATTGTTAACGATGAAACGCATCCTAATCTTCCACAAGGAGCATGTATTCCTGCCAACATTGATAATGCTGATTGGCAAGAATACTTAACCTGGGAAGAATCTAATGATGCAGATGCTGCAGATAATATTGACTATATGCAAATGATGCGAGACCGAAGAAATACTTTGTTAACTGCATGTGACTGGACTCAATTATCTGATAGTCCTTTATCAGCAGCTAAAAAGACAGAATATCAAACTTATAGACAAGACCTAAGAGATATGCCCCAAGATAATCCTAATGTTGATACTAAGGCAGAATATGATGCATTAGTGTGGCCTACTGAGCCAAATCTAACTTCTAGCTCAAGTGCATCATAAAAAGGAGATAAATAATGGCATTTCCAACAAGCCCTACTAATGGTCAACGATATACATCTGCTAGTGGAACAATATATGAATATCAATCTTCTGACGATAGCTGGATTAAAATTGCTATTGCTCCTACTACTGGAGGATTGTCTTGGTCTAAAATTATAGCAGGAGAAACAGCTGTCAATGATAAAGGATATTTATTAGCTGCATCTTCCAATCTTACCCTTACTCTTCCTGCTTCTCCATCTGAAGGTGATACAGTTGGCGTATGCGATGCTAATGGTACTGCCACCACTTATACATTGACTGTTGCAAGAAATGGATCAAAAATTCAAAGTGTCGATTCTGATCTTATTATTGATACTGATAGATCTGGATTTATTCTTGTTTATGTTGACAGCACACAGGGTTGGGTAATCACTTCAGAAATAACAGGTGGATCAAGTGGAAGTCCTTTACTTCATGTATCACATCAGGTGGCTGACGGAAACGACGGAGGAACATTCACATCCGGATCATATCAGACACGGCCTATTACCACAGTGCAAACTAACGAAATTGCAGGGGCGAGCCTTTCTAGCAACCAAATAACACTTCCTGCGGGTACATACTACATAGATGGGTTTGCTCTGGCCTATAAAGTAAACTCCAACAGAGTAAAATTATACGATGTAACAAACACAGCGGACGTAATCACAGGGGTTAATACTTACTCATATGACAGTGATATTGATATGACTCCTGCCTTCTTGCGAGGCAATTTCACGCTGACTGCAACAACTGTGCTTGAAATCCAACATCGCTGCCAGACCACACAAGCGACAAACGGAATGGGATTCAACATGAGTGGAATGAGCGATCCTGAGCGATACGCTGAGTTCTCCATATGGAAGGTTGGTGACTGATGACTAGACTGTCAGATCTGTTCAAGCAAGGCGCAGGGCAGGAGTGGAAGCTCCTCCATGTGCGTCATGTCCTTTCAAGCGGTAATGCTGCTGGAACATTTACAAGCGGTTCATACCAAACACGCCCTCTAAATACAGTGGAAACAAATGAGATTAGTGGTGCGTCTCTTTCATCAAACCAAATCACTCTCCCTGCTGGTACGTATTATTTTGAAGGATTTGCTGACGCGTACAATGTAGATACAAACAAGTTGAAATTGTACAACGTAACAGATACAGCAGACGTAATTATCGGCCTTGTAAGTTATGTAAGCAATGTGGACCAGCAACCGGCTGTCATCAGCGGTATGTTTACATTATCATCAACCAAAACACTTGAAGTACAACATCGTTGCTCCACGACACGTTCTTCTGATGGCTATGGCTTCAACGCGACATATGGCGACAGTGAAGTATACGCAGACTTTCGATTTTGGCGTAAAGATGAGTCCCGTGTACTTCCCGTGAACGCTCCTCTCCTTCATGTGGAAGACCAGAAGACATCCGGTACTCAAGGAGGCACAGCTACTTCTGGATCGTGGTTTACTCGCACACTGAATACTGTTGTCACGAATGAGATCCCAGACGCTAGTTTGTCTACAAACCAGATCACTTTGCCTGCCGGTAAGTATTACGTGGACATATCTGTTCCTGGATACCGCAACACGCAGTACAACATCAGATTGCGAAATATCACAGATAGCACGAATGATCTCAACGGTACGTCGGAGTATTCTGTCAATACTTACAATGTTGCAAATCGATCCTTCATGAGCGGCATTCTTGAGATCACAGAACAAAAAGTGTTTGAGGTCCAACATCGCTGTCAGACGACACAAACGGGGAACGGACTGGGAGTGTCAACTGGAGTTGTGTTCACAGTAGACCATGAGGTGTACTCCGTCGTCAAGATTTGGAAACTTTCTTCATAAGGAGCTTCACAATGACATTACCCGCTGATGCAGACATCCCTCTTTGTCTCGTTGAACTCGGTCTTGGTAACGAAGATTGGGGTCCAACTACGGACACATATGCTAATCTTTCTGCCAACTGGAGAGGAACTTCAGATTGTCCATCAGAATCCGAATTGGAAACTGCATGGGACACAGTCAAAGTTAATATCCAAATGACCAAAATGAGAGAAGAAAGAGATCGTCTTCTTGTAGCTATGGACTGGAGGATACAACGAAATTACCAACAAGTTCAAGCTAGCCAAACACCTACTGACGATAGCACTAAAATGACCGAAATATATACTTATATGCAAGACTTAAGAGATATGCCTCAAGATAATCCAGGTATTTCTTCTGATGCTGAATATAACGCTTTAACATGGCCAGAAGAACCTAGTTAAACTTCTAGTTCTTCTACATCATAAAATTTACAACAATTTGGAGAATTTAAAATGGCTCTTTCTGAAAATGCTGATATTCCCCTTTGCTTAATGGAACTAGGACTAGGAACAGAAAATTGGGGTCCTACAACTGACACTTATGAAAATTTATCTGCTAATTGGGCCGGGACCTCTCCTTGTCCCACCGAAGAAGAAATGGAAAATGCCTGGGAAATTGTCAACGCAAGAAGACAAATGGCCAAAATGCGAGATGAAAGAAATGCAAGAATTGCAGCTATTGAGTGGCGAATTTCTCGATATAAAAGCCAAATCGACGGAAACCTTACTCCAACAGAATCATCTAGCAAAATAGAAGAAATTTATCAATACATGCAAGATCTCAGAGATATGCCGCAAGATAATCCTAATGTTGAGGACGAGGATGATTATAACGCCTTAGTTTGGCCAATTGTTCCGAGCTTAACTTCAAGTTCCAGTTCAAGCTCTTCACAATAAAGGAAATATAAATCATGGCTGATTATGTAATTTTTAGATTTAAAAGGGGTCCGCAATCATCACTACCTCCTCTTTTAGAAGGCGAACCTGCATATACAACTCCTAATGGACTTATATTTATTGGTTCTGAATTAAATACATCTTCTTCATCTTCTGGAGCCATTCCTGTCCTAATGGGTCGAACTTTAATTGATGGGGTAAGACCTTTGGCTGGTGTTGAAGGTCTTAGTCACTTTAATACATCTACGGGTGTACTCTCTATTGATGATGGTTATTCTTGGAATGAACTGGAAGGAATAACTGGTCCAACTGGTCCTACAGGCAGTACTGGACCGACTGGTCCTACTGGCTCAACAGGAAGTACAGGACCGACTGGTCCTACAGGATCAACAGGTTCGACTGGACCGACTGGTCCTACAGGTTCAACAGGATCAACAGGTAGTACAGGTCCAACCGGACCTACAGGATCAACAGGTAGTACAGGTCCAACCGGACCTACTGGCTCAACAGGTAGCACAGGACCAACTGGTCCTACTGGTTCAACAGGTTCAACTGGTCCTACAGGTAGCACAGGTAGCACAGGTAGCACAGGTGCAACAGGACCAACTGGTCCTACAGGCTCAACAGGAAGTACAGGTCCAACCGGACCTACAGGTTCAACAGGTAGCACGGGACCGACTGGTCCTACAGGGTCAACAGGAAGTACAGGACCGACTGGTCCTACAGGATCAACAGGTAGTACAGGTCCAACCGGACCTACAGGTTCAACAGGTAGTACAGGTCCAACCGGACCTACAGGTTCAACAGGTAGTACGGGACCGACTGGTCCTACAGGGTCAACAGGATCAACAGGATCAACAGGATCAACAGGATCAACAGGACCGACTGGTCCTACTGGCTCAACAGGTAGTACAGGTCCAACCGGACCTACAGGTTCAACAGGTAGTACAGGTCCAACCGGACCTACAGGTTCAACAGGTAGTACAGGTCCAACCGGTCCTACTGGCTCAACAGGTAGCACGGGACCGACTGGTCCTACAGGGTCAACAGGATCAACAGGATCAACAGGATCAACAGGACCGACTGGTCCTACTGGCTCAACAGGTAGTACAGGACCGACTGGTCCTACTGGCTCAACAGGAAGTGCTGGTCCAACCGGACCTACCGGAGCAACAGCATTACCTGGAGGAGCAGATACAGAAGTACAATTTAATGATGGTGGCTCTTTTGGTGGTGATGCTAATCTTACTTGGAATAAAACTTCAGACACTTTAACAGTTAATCCCAATTTAGATCTAGTATCTTCATCAACTTTTCCAATTCTTACTATTCAATCTGGTTATGAT